TCTCGGCCGTTCCACGCGACCCCTGGTTCCCAGCCTTGAGGGTGAGAGCGTCGGGGGCGTTGACCGGCGGCTACCTCTTCAACGAACGATGCACTTTTGTCGGTGTTTCCGGATGGCTGCGCCACTGAACTCCCAACCCCTTCGATTCATCGCCCTAGAAATCGCTTCAGAGTTCCATGCTTCATCGGCGAAAACATCGGTGACCTCTGTCCGGGTTTTCGCATCCAACCCCTCAAGGAAGACACAGAGCCGGCATTTGACGCCAGTTGATTTTGTTTCCTGCCGGACATCATCGGCAAAGCTCATTTACGCCACCAAGACTTTCGGGCTGTCATACGGTGAACGACGATGTGATCGTCGAGTCGGTCAGACACAGTTTCAACCCGAATGGCGGTTTGGTCAACCTTCTGCTCAATCCGATCCAGTTTCTGAGCGTTCTCGGCGTGTTCGTCGGTGTTGACTCGACGGGTTTTTCGTGACTGCCAAATCACCCCAGCGAAGGCGAGGAGACCGGTGACAGACGCGGCGATGATCGGTTCCCATTCCATGACATTGACTGCCGATCCCGTTAAAGGGTGGGGATGGCGTCGACGAACGCCTGGTCAGCCACCCAAACGGTTTGGCCTTCCCAAACAATCGTGTTGGCTCCTGCTGGGATCAACATTTGTCCACCGGATGATTGAGTAATAACCCAAACAACATTCCCCATTTGGCCGGAAGGAATATGCCATTTCCAACCCAAACCGGCGTCACACAAATAGATTTCGCCTTGCTTGTCGCCTTTAAGTAGATAGCGTTTCATTTCGTCGTCCAATGGGGTAGGGGGGATGGGTGGGCGGATTGCGTTGATGAGCTGCTGGTCGAGGGCTGCCCGGTCGGGATGTTTTGACCAGGCGTCACTTCGATCCCAAGGCTGGACATCTCCGTGGCAGAATAATCCAACAGTAGAGAGGGCGTCTGTGCCGATCCAGCGGGCCGCTGCGTTCACATCAATGCCAAGCAACGCCCAGAGGCTTCGGATGGCTTCACCGGCTCGGCGGATCATTGCTTGTGTGTTCGGATCGTCAGGGTCAAGGTCGGCTGAACGGCCGGTAAGACAAATGTGCCAGGTTCGTGAGTTGTATCCGGAAGCAGCCACGGAAAAAGTGGTGTAGTCCGGCGGAACCATCACAATCGTTTCTTCACTGTCCACGATGCACGCATACGAGCCGGGGTCGGAGCGTCTCGCAATAAAAGCGGCGAGGCTTCGAGCAGTTCCAGGCCCTGTCGGCCCTTCCGAGGTATGAACCCCCACAGCCCAAGTCGGTGTCGCGTTCCTCGACGGATAAAACTGTGAGGAGGCTGGTGGATTGTCGATCAGGTAGTAACCCATCAGACAGGCGCTCCGGACGGGCCGATGTCTTCGATGATGTAAGTGCCAGGGCGTGTTGCATCACAGAAAAATTGGATATTTGCGCTAGTGCCGTTGACGCGTTCCTGAGTGATTCGGCGTGTGAGAGCGGCTGTTGAGGTTGTCGTCTCATAAAACGAAAATGAAACCGTGTAGGCGTAGGTTGTTCCGAATGGAGCGAAATCGGCTTCCATCAGATCGGTTCCGCCAGTCGATCCGGTAACAATCGAAATCCGGATCATGTCGTTCACTGAATTAAAAAACACCATTCCGGTGACAGTGTGCTTCAAGATCCGATTGGTAGGGATCGTGCCAGTCGTGATCGACAAACCAGTGTCTGCTTTTGCTGAACCAGCTGTTGGCGGGGTCGTAATCTTCGACACACCTGCCGAACCCCACGGGGCGTTCCAACCCGGACCCTTCCGCCAAGTAGAAGCCGACGAATAGGTGTGGAAACCCTCGTTCGCGTCATTGCTTCGAATGTAGGCAACCATCCCGGTTTCCGGTGATGTGAGAGCAGCGTCGCGCGCGCCGGTCGACGCGAACGACATCACTGTCTGCTCCATCAAATAGTTTTGAACGTTTGACCCTGTCAAGACTTCTGACGTGGCGAAAGTGCGGAAACCGGAACCCATGAATTTCTCCTAAAAGCCGAGAAGGTTTGTGGAGTCCATGACTCCGAAGGTTGTGTCGTCGAGGATGAGGTAAGGAAGAGGAGCTGGGGAGAGGTTGTAGGTCGTCACCCAGGATGAGACGTCGATGTCGTGGCTGATGCCTTCGATGATGAGTTCTTTAGAGATTACCGATCCGACACCTTGGGGACGTCGTTTCACGGTGATTCTTGTTCCAATGTCGTCGGTGATTGTTGCGGCGTACATTGAGGTCAGGCGGCGTGGGCTGAACGTCATTTGGTCGATTCGCAGCTGAGGCTGTTTGTAGGTTGCGAGTCGCGCGCGTGCAATGTCGGTGATTTGGTCGTCGGTGTCGTTTATGAGACCGGACAACGAATCTGTACGAATGAAATATTGGCCTTGGCTTGTGGTGTCGTTGACGGTGACGGTTGCCCCGTTGTTTCGACTGATGATTTCACGGTTGAAGATGAGTTGGTCGTTGTAGTTGAACTCGAGGTCAAGGTAGGGAAGTTCTCCGGTGCCATCACCGAAGGTTCGTTGCGAGGTGTTGTAGGTGCTAGTTGTTGTCATTGCATCGTGAGAGATGAATTTGACTAGTCCGGATCGATCGCAGAAAAGGCGGCCTTGGTCAGCGGTTTCGCATTCTTTCAAAGCAGCGAGAAGTGTGTCGTTTTGAGTGTTGATTCCTTGGACTGTTGTGGTGGCGGTTGAGAAGGTTTCTCCGTCACTCATCCAATCGGCCATGGCCAGTAGGGAGTCAAGGCGTTGAGTGGCTGTGTTGCCAGTTAGGTAGTTGCCTTTTCCGATGGCGTAATGAGAGGCGATTTGTGTGGAAGACAAAGCGACTGTTGAGTAAAGGGTGAGTTCGTCGAGCGTGCCTACAAAGTAGGAAGTCATGTTGTAGGTAGCGGTCGCGCTTGAGGTGTACGGCTTGCCGACAACGATGTTCGGTTCATCCTGCGAGATAGTTGTGAAAGTCGTTGTCGTTGTTGCTAATACACCATCAACCCAAAGTTGATGTGAGGTGGTGTTGAAATCCCATCGGAGGACGAGGTGATGTGGTTTGCCGTCGTTGACAGTCACGGCGGACGTTTCGACGTATGACTGGTTGATACCTGACGCTGTTCCGATTTGCCCTTGGATGACTCCTACTCCACTAGTGACAACCATGCCGAGGGCGAGGGTGAATTCATTTCCTGGTTTGTAGAAGATCCCGTATTTGCCGTCTGTTGTTGTCGAAGTTGAGATCCAGCATTCGACGGTTTTGGCGAGGTAATCGTTGAAATTGAATGGTAGAAACCCGATTGGGATTTCTATGTAGTCGGTTCCGTCAAGGACTGCCGAAACAGAGGAATCGTTGGCGACAAGAGAGGAAGTGGAAGCGCCTGTCGTGACTGCTCCCGAAGTGTTTTTCCAAGAGCCAACGGATCGGCCGCTAATGGTTTCGAAAGGGGTTGTGGGGGCGTCGCCATCGTCGAAACGAAACCATGATGTCGGGCCGTCTTCGCGTACCTGGTATTCCCAGTAGGAGGGAAGGGTGATGAGGTTGAGGATTTTGAAGGCGTCTGAGGCGGTGACGACTGCGACAGCGTCGGACGGGTTTGTGTATTGCTGATCCCATTGGTCGACATAGCCTTGGAAAATGGTTTGAGCCGATCCTCCTGGGGCGGTGGCTTGAATCCGAATCGGCCGTCCCGGTGTGAGTTCCCCATAGTAAGGGCCGGCGCTGTTTTCAGGATCGAACCGGCGGTCCTCGTTGCTGAACATGACTTGGCAGCTGCCAGTCGTGAAATCATCGAGTTCGGAGGACCGGCCTCGTTTGATTGAAACTTTCCGAACATAGGTGGAGACGTCGGTGTATGTGATCGACGACAAGGTCGAACCAATCGGGACAGTGTTGTTTCCGGCGGTGGTGGAGAACCCGACTCCGACTGTGATTTCTACGCCATCAGCAATCAAAGCCCCCATCAGCTTCGCCACCCATCTCCGGAACGTCGTTCGTAGGCGCTGATTGCTTCAACGAGGGTTTGGCCGATGGCTGCTTTGTCAGCGGTCGGGGAGACTGTGACGTTGATGGTCACATTTGATCCACCGGAACCCATCACTCCTCCGCCAGCGTTGCTGAGAAGTGCTTTGTTGGTTGAGAAGGCGTCCATGATTCGTCCGTAGGAGGATGGGACGAAGAGTTCGGGGCCTTGTTCGCCGACGATGTAGGGAGTGCCTGAGTTGACAGGGCCGCCAGTTGCGCGTTTTTTGAAACCTAATCCTTGGCCATATTCACCGGTCAACTGGCCGGTGAGGTTCAACAGTTCACGAATTTTACGTTGCGCTTCTGCTGTCTCAGCGTCAACGGTAACAACCGGTTTTTGCAGCGAAAGAAGATAAAACTGCACTCCGAGGTCGGTGATTCGTTTACGAAGAGGACTGTCCGGCGCGAGTGTCTCAGCAAGTTCAAAGTATTTCCCGGCTGTAATTCCGGCCGCTTCAGCCCCTGTGAGCGTCTTACCTTCCAAACCGGCTGCTGCTTTGGCAGCTTCAACAGCAGCTTCGGTTTCGTTTTGGAACGCTTTGAGAAGATCCAAACCTGCTTGTTGCCGTTCGTCAGCGGTCAGCGAACCATCCGAAAGGCTCTTGTTGTATTCCTGTAAAGCCTTCCGAGTGTTGATCTGGGCTTCTTCCAAGGAAATGTTTGCCCCGAAAAGATCGGTTGTGGCTTCATAAAGGTCTTTGAGTTTTTCAGCGGCTTTCTCAGCCTCGACCGCTTCATCTTTCAACGCTGTTGTTGCAGCCTCAACCGGATCGACCAGGTTGTCGGTCGAGAGTTGCGCGTCGGCTACTGCCCCGGCATAGCCGTCAAAGTATTTCTCACCCTTTTCGGCAGAGATCCCAAGATCATCCAAAAGTTTTTGATAGGCAGTTCCGGCCGCTGTGGCGTCTTCTTGGAACAACGATTTCAAAGCCGAATCGACTGCTTCAATGGCTTCTCTGGCTTTGTCGGTTTCGCCTTTTTCGACGTACTGACTGAACCCAAGTTTCAACTGGTTAAAAGATCCACTTGCCGAGTCAAGAGATTTAATGGCGTTTCTGAGTTTGCCAATGTCTTCGGAAAGTACGCCTCCGACATTGTCGGTCGCGAAAGTTCTGAGAGACGCTGTGACTCGTTCAACGTCTGTGGAACCGAAGTCTGCTTGAGCGGCGATGATGGCTTTAAAACCTTCGGCGACAGCGAAAACACCGGCAGCGGCCAAACCGATTTTGGCGAAGTTTTTTGCTGCTGTGTTTGCTTTGGTGGCAGCGGCGTCCAAACCTCCGGCTGATGCAATAGCCCTATCAGCCATCCGGTTGAAAACATCCGGAATTCCTCGAATGGCTGAACTCATAAACATAAAAGCGTCAGCTGCTGGTTTCGCAACAAACGCCACGCCACCCAAAGCGAGAAGCCCTGTTTGTACCGAATCTGGAAGAGCGGTGAACGCGTCCGCCACGGTTCCGATTCCCTGCTGAATTTTGGTGTAGATCGGCAGGAGAGACTCACCGAGTCTGGCGGAGGCGTCTTGTGTTTTCGCTGCTGCCCGTTGTGCTTGTCCCTGGGCAGTGTCGGCTTCTCGAGCGAATTGGCCTTGAGCGAAGGCAGAGCGTTCGGTGATGAGTGCCAAGGTTGCTTGACCTTTGGCGTAGGCGCTCACATTTGATTCAGATGACGCCAGCCCCATTGAGACGGCTTTCGCATTGACCTCAGAGGCTTTGAGGGCGATACCGAAAGCCTCGAGGGGGTCGTATTCGCCTCGGAGGGCTGAACCAAGAGCGCCGACAGCGTCTTCAGTTTTTCCACCTAACGTGGCGGCGAGATCAGCGCCGATGGTGGTCAGGTTGATGGATTGTTTGGCGGCCTCTTCGGTTGACATCCCGAAGCCTTTGAGAGATGCCCCAAGTTTGCTGGTGATTGTCCTAGCAGCGTTTTCGGACATTCCGACCATATCCGCTGCGTTTTTGGTGAACTCACTGACAGCGCCAGCAGCGTCTTCGAAAACGGCTGTGGTTCCACCGATGGACTGTTGCAAATCTCCGGCAGCGTCAACAAGTCGTTTCGCACCATAAAGAACAGCGCCTCCGAACACTGCTGAGCGGAGAATGTCACCAGATTTTTTGGCGTTGTCGCCAAATCTGCCAAGTTGCGCTTCGGCTTTGCGTAGTTCTTTTTCGAGCTGTGAAGCGTCACCAACTACGGCAACCCTGACTTTGCTTTTGTCGGTGCCAGCTGCCATCAGGGTTCCTTACTCGTCCCAACGCTTAGCGTCCGGTCCATACTCGGCGGATTCTCGGCGTCTTGCTTGAACTTCGAACATTGCGTCGAGGTAGTGGTCGGGTTCCTCTAAAAGTACGGAGATAGGTATGCCCGAGTCAATCGCCAACGCTGCTACAGCGAGGGTGAAGAACTCGGGTCCGTAGGGGTTACTTCTTCTTCCTCCGTGACGATCTCGACACCTTCAATGTCTTCCATCCATTCATCAAAGGATGGGGTTTCTGGGTTGGTGCGTTTCTCGGCACACCATCCGAAGAACCAGAGGTGTTCGGTGTAGAGGCCGCCATCGTTGAAAAGGTTGGAAACCGGCATTTTGAACTCACGTTCAAACTTGACGGCGTCAACTTTGCGGCCTTCAACTTCGGTGACGCTGCCGTCGTGATGTCGGATTCGGTACTTGTCAAACATTGTCGGGGTTCCTATCTGAGAGCGGATTGGACTGCTTTGTCGACTGCTCGGCCAGCGGCCTCAACAAGTCGGTTTTGTGTTTCATAGATTGCAGGGTACACATAACGGCCTTTCGGGATGATTGGCCGCATGATTGTTTGGTTTCTTCCAGGGCCACGGTTTTTCAAAGTTCCACCGAAGTCCAACCAACCGAAGTATGGGGCGGCCGATGATTTGCCACCGGCTTGGACATACAGAGTGTTTCCTCCTGCTCGAGCGTTGACTGTGAATCTTGCCCGATTCGATTTAGATGGAACTCGTCGGATGATGGCTGGAAGAGTGTTGATGATGATGGCGGACTTGAGGTCTTCGCGAAGAACCGGCACGAGGTCCGGATGTATCTTTCTCAGATACTTCCGGACCTCGGCCAAATTGCTGACGTAAACCCCAGCCCCTACGGCCATCAGCCGTTCTTCGAAACCGTACCGGCTGCGCGCCAGCTGCCCGAAATGGTGATTGGGCCGTCGACAGGAGCGTCGACCGAGAAGTCGAAGAAGCCGGTTCCGTACCAGTAAACGGTCGGGGCGTTGGTGATGTCTGGGTACAGGTAGAACTTGCGGGCGTCTCCGTCCACAGCGGCGGTGTAGGACTGTGCTGTGGCGTCGTCAAAGTAGCCGGAGAAGCTGCCCTGAGCGTCTGGGAGACCCGAGACGTACACCTTGTTCAGATCGCCGAACGAGGTGACTTCCTGGGTGTCGGTGCCGAATTCCGCTGACCACTGCTTGAGGAAGGCTACGGAAGAGGGGTTCGCTGCCGAGGTAGCGATTCCGAGGTAAAGGCGACCATTGCGGCCGTGGCGACGTGCCATTGTTTTCTCCTTGTGGAGTTGGGGGTCTGGGGTTCTCCGGTCACGTCGGGATGGTCGGGAGAGCTGCTACACATTCCAGCAGATGCCGGACATTATTGTCGAAAGTGCGAGTGGAGATTGCGTTTCTAGCCTCGAGGGCGGCTGATTGCCGTTCTGTCGGATGATTCAGCCACCATCGTAGTTTCTCACCGAACTCTTCGGGTGTTTCGAAACTCGGCAACATCCCCAAGATTTTGTCAGACTCCGGGCGGGATTCGCGTAAAAAGAAAGTTCCGGTGGCTGCCAGTTCAACTTCTCTCGGCCCCATCGCCCATCCCTGGTCGTGACATTCAGCTCCTTCTTTTCGGTAAAGGTTCGCTGATGAGTGAACGGAGGAGTAGAGGTCGACGGTGTGTTCGTTGGGGAAACAACCGGCTTGATCGTGGACGAGGAATTGTTGGAGTGGTGAGTTGTCGTTGAGGGCCTGCCAGTTGCCGGCGAACGCGACGTCAATTCCGGTCCAGTCGACTTGTTCGAAGAAGTTGATTCGGGAGGGGAAGGCTGTTCCGACCCAGCCGAAGTCGGCTCTGAGGTCATCCGAGACTGGCCGGCGGTAGTGGATTTCGGGGTCGTATGCCTGGGGCATGTACCAGGTGTTTGGTTGGCTTTGGCGAAAGGTTTCGAGGTTGGTGGGGTCGTTGATGAAGGCAAGGTCGGCGCGTGCGGCTATCGGCTGCTGTGAAGGGTCTTCATAGGGTGATTCTGTGAGGATCACAGCGATTCGGATTCCACGTGATCGGATGATGTCGAAGGTTTCTGGTGGGACGAGAAACGCTGAGGTGATGATGACAAGGTCGGGCCAGAAATCGAAACAGTTGGCGCGTAGTTGTTCGCCGACCATTCGGGCGGCGATGTGTCCTTTTTCCATTTCTGGGACTTTGCCTCGAATGGCGTTTTCGGTGAAGTTGATTCGGTCAGCCAAATTGAAGTTTTGGATTTGATGGCCGGATCGTTTGAACGCTCGAAGCCATCCTTGGTGGACGTCCGCAACGGAAAATTCGGGGCCGGGTTCGACTGTAAGGATTCTCATTCAGCCGAGAACCTCAAGGTTCACTTCGACGCCCAGGTATTCGATGCCACCGATGGTGAAGGTGCCTGGGTTGTTCCAGCCGGTGACTCGGCAGGAATCGCAGGAGTCGGACAGGGTCGGGTCGAGGTCGATGGCGTGAAAGATTGAGTCGTTGCCTTGGCCGAGGAAATCGTCGAGGCGTTGTTGGCCCAACTGGTCGTCGGCTCTGGTGAGCATGACGAGGACGCTGTATTGGACGAGCATTCCGTCGTTGAAGTCGGCGTCGTAGCTGCCGGTTCCGAGTGAGACGACAGCGGCTGGGGGTTGAACGCTCGAGGGTATCCATTCGTAGATCCGAATGTTGTTCATGTTGCCGATGGCGTGGGTGATGCCTGCTCTTACGTCTGACAGGTTCATCCGATGACCAGCCCTTGGCCGCCTGCGCGTCGATATGGGGAGATCAGCATTTGGACGTCAGGGTCGAGGCGTGTGGACACTCGGATGGCTCCGAATGCTTCACCAGCTGCGAACCCTTCGGGGGTTTGCGCGCGTCGGTAGATCCGGGCGGCTTGGATCAGACAGGCTTGGGCGATTGAGTCGGGAACTGCTGCCCAACCCCATTTGGCGGTCACTTGGATTCGTGGGCGTCGACCAGTCACCGGGAACAGTTTAGGGACGGTGGCGACGATGGTGTTGTAGGGCTGGCCGGCGACTCCACCGATGGTGGCGTTGATCGGCTCGAGAATGTATTCGGTGTCGACCCATGTTTGGTCGAAGGTGCCGTTATCGCCTGTGTCGGTTTTGACGATCAATCCGGTGATGGTTGAGAAGTCGTCGACGCTGCACCGGATCGGACTGTCGGGGTAGTAGACGCGCGCTGAGGTGGTGTCGTCGAGGTAAAAGCGTCGGTTGGTGAATGTGTCGATGGTTCGTGAGGCGACTTCGATGGCGGCTTCCATTTGGGCGTCTTCGCCTGTCCCGTAGTTGGAGGAGGGGAACAAATAGGCTTTGAAGTCGTTGAGGGTGGTGTAGCCGTTGGTGATGGTCATTTTGTGAGGCTCCATTTGGTTCGGAGTCGGGTGACGTTTTCGGCTACGGCAGACCAGCGTTCCGAACCGGATTGTGATTCAAGGTGGGTGACGGTGGCGTGTGGATCGTAGACGTTGCGGAGTCCGGCGTCGACGGCTGCCAAGCATAGGTCGACGTCTTCGTAGCCGTTCCAGTATCCCTCATCGAAACCTCCGAGGGTGTGAAATGTGTTCCGACGAATAGAGAGGCAGGCTCCGGTTATGGCGTCGACGTCGATGGGTTGGTCGGTCCAATCAATGGTGAGGTTCCACGCTTCGAGTCCTGGTGGCCGGTTGAAGTCGACGGCCACTCCGGCTGATTGGATTCGACAGTCGGGGTAGATGAGTTTTGGTCCAACGATGCCGACAGTGGGGTCGTCGAGTTGGTTGGTGTGTGAGGTCCAGTTGGGGTGGACGATGGTGTCGTTGTTGAGGAAGATGAGTCGGTCGGCGGTGGCGTGTTGTGCGCCTTGGTTGCAGGCGGCGGCGAAACCTTTATTGATGGGGTTGGTGATGGTGGCGAGGCGTTCGGTGCCGTCTGTGGAACCGTTGTCGACGATGATGATTTCGTCGACGGGGTCGTGGCGGAGGATTGACGCCAAACAGTTTTGGGTCAGCTCGAGGCGGTTGTAGGTGGGGATGATGACGGCGATGGTCATGGGGCCGGGTCTTCTATGAGTCCGGGTTCTTCGCAGAGTTTCCGCCAGGTTGCCCAGAGGGTTCGGTCGTCGAGTTGGCCGAGCTGCCGCCAGTGCGCCCCGTAGGTGGGGTGAAGGTTGGTGGCGTTGAACGCTGCAAGGCCGTTCCGGGTTTTGGTGACAAGCTGTTCGAACGACCGGTACTGGTAGTGGCGGTAGTTGAGGCCGAGGGATTGGCTGCCGGGATGGTTGAAAACAAAATGATTGCCAAAGTCAATCCAAATCTCGGGATGGTATCGGAATGATACTTTGCCCATTTTTTGGGGTGATTGCCGGCGATGGCGGATTCGATGGAATGGTGACGGGTCGGTGGGGTCGTCGTCGTCGGTGACGATGTGGTCCCAGCCGGTGGCGGTGTAGACGTCTCCTTCGGCTTGGTCGAAAAACTCTTTCAACGTTCCGCCGGTCCAGTACCAGTATTCATCGGCGTCGAATGGGAGAATCCAGTCGGCTCCGAACTCGTCATGGGCCATTTGGGCGAGTGCCGTCATTTTCTGGTCTTGGTAGTAGCCGACTTCGGGGTCTTCGATGACTGTGAGCCGGCCGGTTCGTTGCAGGTTTTGAAGAATGAACCCGGTGTCGTCGACGCTCATGTTGTCGGCGACGATCACATGGTCGACGCCTTGGTCGAGTAGGTGTTGGATTGTCCAGTCGATGATGTCTTCTTCATCGCGAACCATTGTGACGGCCACAACTTTCATTTGATCCGCCTTGCGGGGGTGCCGACCCATGTTGAGTTCGGTGGAAGTTCCTGTCTGGGGAGAACGACTGTTCCGGCTCCGATTGTTACTCGAGGGCCGAGGGTCGCGAGGTTGGAGATGACGGCTCCGGCTCCGATTTGGCAGCCGGCTCCGATGGTGACGTCTCCACAGATCGTGGCTCCTGGTCCGATGGTGACGAAATCACCGATCTGGGCGCGTGTGATGAAGACGTTTCCGTTGATGTGGCTGTGTCGCCCTATACGGGTTTTTGGACCGATAGTGGTATGTGCGCCTATCACAGAGCCTGGAAGGGCTTGTACGGTCTTGTGGACGGCTGCTGTGGGATGTATGGCGCGCGCTGCTTTTGCTGGGATGTCCATTTGTTCCCGAACCCTTGAATCGTTGTGGCCGATCAAATATTGATCGAACTGTTCGACGTCGATGCAGGGGCCGAGAATGTTAGGGCCGTCAACATGATCGTCGAGGAACCCAACGAAGTTTTGGCCCGATGCGGAAACGATGGCAGCGATGTCCTGCCCATGACCCCCAGCACACAGCACAACCAGCCCGGAGTTCACAGCTGATAGTTCCGTGAACGTCGAACCCCAATGTGAATCGTTCGAGGGTCATCACCGAGTTCTCCGAGATACCCGAAACGCCAATCGTCTTTCAACAGATCGGCGGTCAGTTCAGCCTCCAACCCTGCCCGATAGTCGCGCGCGATGGCGATGGGATAGACACAAGGGTTGAAGGTGAAAAGGTGGCATTGTTCGACAAATCCGTATTTCTGTTTAAACCGGTCACGGTCGATTCCGTAGATTCCTCCGGCCTGCTGCTCCTCCGGCGACCAAGGCTGACGAAGCAAAGCAACCTGGGCGAGTTCCGGTTCATACTCCAGAAGTTCAATCATCAGCTCCACATCGACGACATCAGGGAAAATGAAGTCGTCCTCAAGGTGGAAGACGTAGTCGATGTTTTCGTTGAGGTGATCCCAGCCGGATTGGATGGCACCGGCCAACCCTCGCCTCGGCAGATTGCGGACCATATCGAAACCGTCCGGTCTGAACCCGACAGATTCACCGGAATCATCAACAAGGAGACGCTGAGCGAACGGATAGTCCAAACATTGAGCGGCGGACTCGAGGGTTCGTTGCAGATAATCCCAGCGGCCGTCGGTTATGACCATCAACGCCACGTTCATTTGACAGCCACCCCATGCCTCGCCCATCGGCGCATGAAGGCGGCTTTGTCGGCGTTGAGTTGGGATTGCATGGCAGGGTCGGTCCAGTCACCGGTTTTTGATCCTCCGTCGATGTGCTGAACCGTTGTTTCGGTTGCCATCGCATACCATCCGCCGGCCATATCAATCGACAACGTGAGGTCGTTGTCTCCGTACCACCATCTGCAGTCTTCGGGGAAACGCCAGCCTTCGTTGAACCATTCGGATTTCACCATAAAAGCGAAACCGGCGAGACCTCCGGTGCCGTCATACCGATTTGCACAAATACCGTGAAGCTGCACAACCGGGTCGCCTGTTTCTCGGCTGTCATAGTTCGGACATACCGCCACCATTTGGTGATCCGAACGAAGCACCGAAGCGAGAGTTTCGATGAACTTCTCTCCGATCACGATGTCGTTATTCAAGAAAGCGATGTTGCATTTGTGATGCCGGCTCACAGCCCAATTCACACCGGCATTCCACATCTCATGAATACCCATTCCTTCACAGTCCATCACCTTCGCAAAAGTCTGTGATCCCAACCATTTCACGGTCTCAGGATTGGAACCGTTGTCGAGAACCAAGATTCCGTCGTGGCCGCCCTGGTCGTGCAG